ACTTTAAGTTCCATCTTTTAAATAACCTTTTGATTTTAGCGTATAGCATACCGCCCGTAGTTGGGCTTGGATAGCTTGTTGTATGTTGCGTAGCGCATTGCATCTATGGCGTGGTCAAAGGCATTAATTGGCTTGTTCAGCAGGTTTCCGTTTTTGTCCTCTGTCCACTTGTAGTTTTGAAGTTCCTTGATTAGGTTGCTGCTTCGTGGGGTGACGAATAGCTTGTGTCGCTTCAGTACGTCAATACCCACTATAACGCTATCTGCGCCCTTCTGCGTGGGTTTTACGTTCCATCCCATACGATGCAACTCCTCAATAGATTTAGGCTCGGCAGAGTCAGCAAATACCTCTGTGCGCCTGTCAAGGTTTAGGTCTTTGAGTCGGTTGCTGATGTCAGGGTTGGTGAGGCCTGTTTGGTAGATTAGTTCATCAGCGTACAGGTTGTCCCCCGACTTGTACACCGCAACAAGCGATGTCGGATCATTCGTGTACCCGAAGTCCATTCCCATCGCAAGCAAGGTGGCATCACTAGGTATTTCGTTCATGCCGAACTGGAAGATGGTGGCACGACTCATGCCACGCTCACCCAAGCCGTAGATGCGCCAGTAGTCCTCATCCGTTCCTTGCAGCCTTTCAATCTCCTCTACAATTGACTTGTCAAGAAAGGGGTTGTCCTTGTAAGTACTTTGTATGTACGTTACATCGTCACGGGTCAGCAGGCGGTCGTAAATCCAATGGAACGCATCTGATGGGTTGTAGTCAATCCAAATCTTGCCCGTTGTACGAACCAACAACTGAAAGAAGTCCTCCCAAGATAGTTCGTTGGCCTCGTTGCAGAATAGGTAGTCACGTCTTGCTCCACGCTTCTTCTGCGGTTGGTCAAGCGAAATGAACTCAAAGAGGTTGCCGTTGAGCGTGTAGGTGTAGTCGCTCTTGTTATGCTTCTGCTCATCGTACAAGTCCATATTGCGGAGTATCTCAAAGAAGTCCCTGTATGCGGTCATCTTGAGTGATGGCAATGACTTACGCACAATAGAGAAGACCTTACCCTTCTCTTGCATTGCGATGACAATAAGCATCTGCAAGATGGAGTAGGTCTTACCTGAGCGTGAGCCTCCTTGATTAACTACGATCCGTGTGGGTGCGGTGTAGTTCTTCTCAAAGAGTTCACTAGTCTTTACTTCCAGTACGGACAATCTCTACTTTGATTTGGGTGAGTTCATCTGCTGCTTCGTGGGAGTTCTCTATCCGTGCAAGCTTCGGTGTCGTGTACTCCGCCATCTTGTTCAGCAGGTCAAGTGCGCCCTTCGGGTCATCAGCAGCTACCTGCGTGAGCCATAGGGTCATATTCTCAAGGTTGTCTTCAATGAGGTTTTGGAATGCCTCACGTATTTTGTTTGTGCTTTTGTTAGGCACACCTGCGGGGCGGCCTGCGGGATTGCCGCTTACGCCTTTGACTAAATTGGGGTTACCTCTTGGCATTTTGTTTTATTTTAAACTTTTCTAAATAACCCTTTTGGCTAAGTGGTGGTTGTGTGTTGCTTGCAATCGCTCTTTGTATTCCTTTATATCACCGTATGCAACGTGGCAGGTTCTACACAAGGCCATCAGGTTATCTATGGTATCAGCAGTTTTGCTTCCTCCCATACCACGAGATTCAATGTGGTGGATGTCTACGGCTTTGGCTTGGCAGACCTCGCAAGGGATGAAGTCGGTTGTGTCGTAGCCCATACCCTTTAGGTAGACCTTTGTGTGGTTCTTCACTTTTGGTAAATCCAACAATCGTCAATGAACGTGGCGTGTGGTAGTAGTTCGTCTACTGCTTGGATTACTCCTTTCCAATTTTCGTGATAGTCATCTCCTGCTATGTAGCCTCCTTTCTTTACTTTGGGTAGCCATAGCTTGATGTCTTCTTTCACGGCCTCGTATGAGTGGTCAAGGTCTATGAATACCACGTCAAGTGATTCGTTGGCGAACTTCTTTGATGCGGTCTTGGATGTTGCTTTGATGGCCTTGAACTTGCGCTTCCCCATATTCTCCAAGAACAGGTTGTAGATGTCTTTGGTCTTTGCGAGCTTGTAGTATGAGTCTATGTACTCTGCCGTGCCTTTGAACGAATCAATGATTGTGATTTGTTGGTGTGTTGCTTGGTCGCATAGGTAGGCAGAGGACTTACCTAGCCATGCTCCGAGTTCTACGAACGATCCGCCTTCAGGAACTTGCTTTAGCAGAAAGTCGTATGCTGCTTGGTGGTTGAACCACCCATCAATGTCTTTGTAGTTTTTCATCGTAAAGCGTTGTAGTAGCAAAGGTAGGCATCTACACAGATAAGTGTTCCTTGCTTGGCTACTGCCTCTGCAAAGGTTCCATCTGCCTCGTAAGTGTTATTGAATCGAATCTTGGGAACGTGGTAGGGTTTGAACATAAAGCAGGCGGTGTCTATGTTGCCGACTCTTGGTTGGTCGGTAGGGCGTAGCCTTCCCTCTTGTCCCCATGTTACGATTGATGAATCAAGGTTGTGGATGTTGCTCCATTGCTCGTTGAACTTCGGATGTAGGATGTTGTCATCATCTAGGAAGTACACCCAGTCATCTTGTGTGAATTGATCTGCGTAAAGGTCAAGGAACTCATTGCGTAGTGGGTGGCCCCAATGTCCTGTCTGCTTGGAGTAGTGGGTTACGCTTGCGCCTGTTGCTTCCTTGAAGTCGCAATTTGCGTCCATCATCACTACCCACGTAGCCCATTCAGGAATGTGCTGCCTGATGTACTTGAGGTTTTGTGGGCGTGAGCAGGGGGTTACAATGTAAAGCATCGCAGTTCGTTTATTTTGTCCATCGTGAAGTCTTGCACGAACTCGTATAACGAATCCGCAAGGTCTTGGACTTGGTTGGGGTTATCGTTTAGCCTCTTGATTGCTCCTGCCCATTCCGATGGGTGGTTGATGGCAATGCAGTTGTCTTTGGTGATGTAGGGTGAGTAAGGTTGTGTGTTGCTCACTATAAGAGCGCAACGGCTAAAGCCAGCCTCAAGCATCTTTAGGTGTGATTTGCATTTGGCAAACTCGCTTCCTGTTAATGGCACAAGGCTAACGTCAAAGAAGTCATACAGGCGATGGTAGTGAGTTGGAGGCATAGTCGGTAGCTTGTATGCTGCTCGCATCATCTCAGGGTAGTTGTCCACCTCAGCAACGTAGGATTCATATCCGTATAGGTCAATGGTTGAATCACGCACATCCGCTTGGTGATGGTTGCCACCGATGTAGCCGAATCTTACTTTGTCACTCGGATCTCGGTTTATCTGCCAAGTGGGTACGCTGATGGCGTTGGGTATGACTCGGATGTTGGTGTTGTACTTCTTCACCTTTGAGGCAAGGTGCTTATTTGTTACCCATACCTCGTCTGCTGCTTTCATAGACCGCACGATGCGCTCTTTCATCTGCCTTGAGTATAATCCGTTCAAGGGATGGTTTGGAGGCAGTACCCACCAGTCATCATTGTCAACGATTAGCTTGATGCCTTCCTTGCGGCAGAGCTTCACGAAGTCATCAAACGGCTCTACTGGAAAAGCACGGCTTGCGAAGAAGTGGGTAATCTTAGGCCACACCTCAGGCTCAATATCCGTTATCTTCTCAACGAACATCACATCCGCATCTTGGTGGCAGATTAGCGGAGCGAATACCCGATGGTATGCCACACCTGAATTGGTCTTGTGGAATGCTACCACAAATGGTCTACTCATAATGCTCACCTGTGTTGCCGTTCTGACCGATGATGTCCATACGTGCGTTCAGCTTTTCTTCTTCATCCTGCCAACGTGCGTGAGCTTGGCATTGCGACTCTTGATGTTTGAACCATCCTTTCATTGCTTTGCGCTCAAGGTAGTCGCTCCACATTTTAGCAGCTACTGCTCTGCGTTGGGGTTTAAACGGATACGTGCTGCGTAGCCTAGCCATTGCGATACGCATAAATTGCTCTCTCATAGGTGTAGTTCGTTTTCGTTTAGGATGCGGTGTAGTGTGGTGCGAATCTTCTCGTACGTTTCGTGTTCCAAGTCGGGCATTGAATCAGGAGCGTACTTGGTCAAAGCTCTCAGCTCGGTGTCCATTACCCACATAGCGTACTTCCATTTTGCTCCATTGACTGCATCTTGGAACTCCTCTTGCTCATCGGGTAGGTTATATTCAAGTGTTGCTTTCATTTCTCGTTGGTTAATCGTGAATAACTTGGCACTCCGAAACATCGTACTTCTTAACTACCTTGCCAGAACTGTCAACAACAACTAAGTCAATGTTGCTGCTGTAATATCCATTGTTGAATCCGTGACCAGCAACTCTAATCGGGTGTCCGTTTGTAGGCAGAATTTCAATCCCGTATTCCTCAATCCTATTGAAAAAGTTATCTCCGCTGATGTCAAACACCAATCCTTCAAAGTCATCTATAGACAACTCATCAAAAGCTAACCAATGGTGTTCGCAACAATCCCTATCGTGGTCTGACTTTAATATAGTTCCATCATTGAACTTAATGCCTTCCGAAAGTACTTCTACTACTTTTATGTTTTTCATTTCTCGTTGGTTTTAAAGGGGTCGAATTCGACTCGTTATAGTTCTCCGAAGATGGTGTAGGAGTCAATGTCCTCACCCAAGATGAAGAACTGCTTGTACAGTTCAATTGCCTCAAGCGTTTTTCTTTCGCCTTCTGCTACAAATTCGGGAGTGATGGAGTAGATGCCTACATCCAAGCTTGCCTTGTCAATAGCGATGAAGTAGAACTTGTCAATCGGCACACCGAACAAGCGAGTGTAGATGAACGCCTGTACATCGTAGCCGTACTTCTTTGCCGAGTAGGGGAATGCCCGTAGGTCGGTGGTGGTCTTTAGGTCAGCCAAGAAGCCATCAGCAATGATGTCTGCCTTTGCACGGAACGGCATACCCTCTATCAATCCAATTGCAGGCTTCTCAAACTCGCAGCCCTCAATCATTGACAGGAAGTACTCGTTGCGAAGTAGGGCATCAGCGATGCGTTGTGCTTCGTCCATCTCCTTTCGGGTGCATAGGTTGCGTTCGCCTTTTGCTTCTTGCCAAGCCTTAGCGTTTTTGCTCTGGACTTCAATGACCTTGTACTCCTCTACACGATGCGGCTCTAGAGCCATCAGGTGTACGAGGCGGCCTACGGCAAAGGCATCAGAATCCTGACTGCCGTACTTTGTGACGTAGTGGTAGGTCTTTGGTGAAGTGAGTAGCAGTTTACAGGCAGAAGATGACAGGGCATTCTTTGATAGGTTGCCGTAATAAAAGTCATCATCATGCATCTTAGACTTGAGGGTTTCCATGTCCCAAGTGCTGCCATCAAGTAGTTCTATGATTTTCATTGTTGATTGGTTTTGAATAAAGGTAAACAATTTTTTGCAACTGCCGCAACCACATCTACAGTTACTGCGTTGCCGCATTGCTTGTAACGTTGGGTGTTGCTCATTGGCTTCACTACGCCATCGTAGTTGCCAAAGGCGGTGTGATCATCAGGGAATCCCTGTAAGCGTTCGCACTCAATCGGGGTTAGCCTTCTGATGCGGTAGCCATCAAACATCCGTAGAGAGTTGTGGTGTGGTTCGGTCAGCGTTGGTGATTCGCTTCTTGCTACACGATTGTACAGGTCAAGAGCTTGCGGTTCTCCTTCTACCAGTTCACTATTCTCTATCGTTTCGTTTAGAGCTTTGCTTGTGTAGTTAGGTTGGACTACTGCCTGATTGCAGCTTGTTTCAAGCGTTTGTGCTTTCTGCTTCCCTACACGACCTCTGCGTGTTTCTGAATTGGGTTGAGAAAGGTTTATGCTATCACCGCTTGTTGCTTCTTCGTAGCCTTTAGATGTAGCTGACTTTATTTTCAATAATGGTTGACCACTACCATCTTCCCTAGCACGAGCTGCAAGTGTTGGGCAATTGCCATCTTTTCGTGGACGCCAGCCTTCATCACTACGATAGTCTCCTATCTCATGTTTAATAATCAAATCACTCTTACCACGATTCAATGCAGGTACAATTCCATCAGCGTCATACACTCGGTCTTGCTGATAGGGTTGCGTTCCTCCATTAGAGTCACGCCTAGTACCTACTTGCTTTACCTTCAGATAATCTCCATCAGATGGCTGCTTATAATATCCAGCGACAAGCGTAGAGGCATTTGTGCCTTTCTTCTCGTTGCCTCGCTTGTCTATTACTTGTGGAGCGAGTTCACGTTCACCGATATACGTTCCGTTTGATCCGCTATCATATCTTGCGAGGATTGTATTGGCTTGTAGGTATTGTCCCTGTAACTCATTAGCCTTTCGGTTGTTTTCTCCGATAGGAAAAACTCCTCGCCCACTTGTGGTTGTAGAATATCCGACAAGGTATATCCGCTCTCTATTTTGGGGTAGAAACCAACTTGTATTAAGCAGTTGCCATTCAAGTCTATAACCCCCAATGTCGGTAAAGGCTTGGATAATTGCCCAAAAG